CGGTTAATGCCAGGAGGTGCGATCATTGTGATCATGACTCGCTGGAGTCTGCTAGACCTAACAGGTCGAATAATCGACTACAACATAAAAAACCCCCACACTACCCCATGGGAAATTGTGGAACTACCAGCGATCCTTAACGAGGATACCGAACAAGAAAAGTCCTTGTGGCCAGAACAGTGGCCGCTTGAAACGCTTAAAGCTACAAAAGCAGTACTAGATCCCCGTTACTGGAACGCCCAGTACATGCAGAACCCCACCAGCGACATGAGCGCTATCATTGGTCGAAAAGACTGGATGATGTGGGAAAAAGACGAGCCACCTCAGGTAGAGTACATAATTCAGTCTTGGGATACAGCGTTTGAAACAAAGACAACATCTGACTACTCCGCATGCACAACATGGGGAGTTTGGTATAACGAGGAAGATGGGAATAGCCCAAACCTAATACTGCTCGACGCATTTAAAGACCGGATGGCGTTCCCAGAACTAAAAGCTACCGCGCTAAAGCATTACAAAGAATGGCAACCAGATGCGTTCATTGTGGAGAAAAAAGCTTCGGGAGCCCCGCTAATTCAAGAACTTAGGATGATGGGCATACCAGTCCAAGAGACAAACCCGTCGCGCGGTAATGACAAGATGGTTCGATTAAATGCGGTATCTGATTTATTTTCCAGCGGTAAAGTCTGGGCTCCAGATAGGCGGTGGGCCCGCGACGTAATAGAAGAATTGGCGGCGTTCCCGGTTGGCGAGCATGATGACTATGTGGATACGACAACCCAAGCGCTTATGCGCTACCGCCAGGGCGGGTTTATTAGTTTAGACTCCGACGAGAAAGACGACCTGCAGTACAAATACAGACGGAAGGCGGCGTACTACTGATGATTAAATGGCTAAAAACCTGGTGGAAAGTCAAAAAAATGTCACGCGCTATTTGGCGTCAGGTTAAAATCGAGCAACAACGCGACTCAAAACATGCAGAGCATACCGCTGAACGGGTTAATGCGTGGCTAGAACGCAACGAATTTGGGTTAACTCGTGCTCAGTTAGAAACACATTGCGTAAGCAGAGTTGAAAGAAATCATGCAAGAAACATAGATAGGGAAATGACATGCCAGTAGATAAAGGTTTATACCAAGCGCCGCAAGGCCTAGAAACGCTGACTCAGAACGAGCCAGATATTGAAATTGAAATTGAAGATCCAGAAGCGGTTCATATCGCTGGTGATGGTTTTGAGCTTGACATCGAGAAGATGGGTGAAGTTGATGGTAGCGAAGAGTTTAACGCTAACTTAGCGGAAGAGCTTGATGGCGGCGCACTAGAGTCCCTTGCGTCTGAACTAACAGAAGATATTGATAACGACTTAACTTCCAGAAAAGACTGGGAGCAGATGTATAAGGACGGTATTACCCTGCTTGGTTTGAAATTTGAAGAGCGCGTAGAACCATGGGATGGTGCTTGTGGTGTATTCCACCCAATGATTACAGAAGCTGTTGTACGTTTCCAGTCAGAAACAATTATGGAGACTTTCCCTGCTAAGGGGCCAGTGCGTACTCAGATTATTGGTAAAGAGACCCGCGAAAAAATGGAAGCGGCCCAGCGTGTCGAAGCTGACATGAATTACCAGTTAACAGAAAAAATGCCTGAGTTCAGAAATGAGCATGAGCGCATGTTGTGGAACTTGCCATCTGCTGGTTCTGCGTTTAAAAAAGTGTACTATGACCCAAGCATCGGCCGTCAGATTTCAATTTTTATTCCAGCCGAAGATATTATGTTGCCTTACGGCGCGAGTGAGATTGCTTCATGCCACCGTGTTACGCATCGTATGCGTAAAACAAAACAGGACATCATTAAGTTACAACGCGCTGGGTTTTACATGGACGTTGAGCTTGGTGAGCCACAGAAGTTCCGCACTGAGATTCAAGAAAAGAAAGATAAAGAGACCGGCTTTACAGCTACTTACGACGACCGCTTTGAGTTATACGAAGCACACGTTGATTTAAATTTGCCAGGTTTTGAAGATAAGGACGAAGATGGAGAAGAAACAGGCATTGCGCTCCCATATGTTGTCACTATGGTACGCGGCACAAACCAGATTTTGTCGATTCGTAGAAACTGGAAAGAAGAAGATCCGCTACGGCTTAAGAGACAGCACTTTGTTCATTATCAGTATATTCCTGGTTACGGCGCCTATGGTTTCGGTTTGTTCCATCTTGTTGGTGGGTTTGCTAAATCTGCCACTTCCATCTTGCGCCAACTCGTTGACGCAGGGACCTTATCGAATCTGCCGGGTGGCTTAAAGTCTCGCGGGTTACGTATTAAAGGAGATGACACTCCGATTGCTCCAGGTGAATTCCGTGACGTAGATGTTGGTTCAGGAACAATTCGCGATAACATTCTGCCATTGCCGTACAAAGAACCATCTGCTGTTTTAGCTGGTTTGATGGATAAGATTATTGAAGAAGGTCGTCGCTTCGCGGCTACTTCTGATATGCAGGTCTCTGACATGTCGGCTAACGCCCCTGTTGGTACTACTTTGGCTATCTTGGAGCGTACTCTCAAGGTTATGTCAGCTGTTCAGGCTCGCGTACACTACGCACTGCGTCAAGAACTTAAATTGCTTGCGGGTATTATCCGTGACTACACAGACGACGAGTACAACTATGAGCCAGAGCATGGCGACATGCAGGTTAAGCGGGCTGACTACAAACACGTAGACATCCTACCAGTATCAGACCCCAACGCGGCCACACTGTCTCAACGTGTTGTCCAGTATCAAGCGGTTATTCAGTTAGCCCAGTCAGCTCCACAGATTTACAACTTACCAGAACTACATCGTCAGATGTTAGACGTGCTTGGTATTAAGAACGCGGACAAGCTAGTTCCACTTGATGATGACCAAAAACCGAAAGATCCTGTAAGCGAAAATATGGCTGCACTAAAAGGCAAGCCAATGAAAGCGTTTATGTTCCAGGATCACGAAGCTCATATCAAGGTCCACCAGATGGCTATGCAAGACCCGATTGTTCAACAGCTTATCGGCCAAAACCCACAAGTTCAAGTAATTATGGGTGCAATGCAGGCTCATATTGCTGAGCACGTTGGTTATGCATACCGCCAGAAGATTGAAGACGCAATGGGCGCTTCGCTCCCATCACCAAAAGAAGAGCTATCACCAGATTTGGAAGTTCAACTTTCTCGTTTGATTGCGGAAGCAGCTCCTCAAGTATTGGCTCAATCTCAAGCTACGGCTGCCCAACAGCAAGCCCAGCAAAATGCGCAAGACCCAGTAATGCAAGCTGAGTTGATTGATCAGCAAGTTAAACAAGGTGAGTTGCAACGCAAGGTTGCTAAAGACAAAGCTGATGAACAGTTTAGAGCTCAAGAACTTGCGCTTAAAGCACAGGAACTGCAGTCTAAGAAGGTTCAAGCGGGCGTTACAACGGCCACTAACTTTATCAACCAGCAACAGCAGCACCAAAACGCTAAACGTCAAACTTTAACTTCCGGTGCTTTGCAGTTGGCACAATTAGCGCAGCAAGCTCATGAACATAGAATAGATACAGCTACCGACTTATTATCCCAGCAGCAAAAACCTAAAGGAGATACTACCAAGTGATGGACCTACTCACGGCTGATTTCATAGCCGCAATGCGTGATAAGTTGCGCACAGATATGAATAACTACACTGACGATTTGGCAAACGGACAGTGCACAAGTTTTGACCAATACAAAGAGCTCTGCGGCGTGATTCGAGGCCTAGCGTTTGCAGAGCGCCACTTACTTGACCTCGCTGACCACATGAAAGAAGACAACGATGAGTGACACCATCGCTTTACCCCCACAAGGGCTAGTATTACCGGATGGCAGTTTGCATTCGCTAGAAGCAGTAAATGAAGTAGCAGAGCCAACACCTGAAGAAGTTCAGGCACAGATGGCAAAGCAGTTACCAGAACCCCGCGGTTGGAGGATTTTGTGCTCGTTAGTAACGGTTGCAGATCAATACGACAGCGGTTTGCTCAAAGCTGATGAGACAAAGAAGATTGAGGAGTTGACTTCCCCAGTACTGTTTGTCTTAAAAATGGGCGATCTGGCATACAAAGATGAGGCTAAATTTCCAACAGGTGCTTGGTGTAAAGAGGGCGATTTTGTAATTACTCGTCCTTATACGGGAACCAGGATCATGATTTATGGAAAAGAGTTTCGAGTAATCTACGATGACCAAGTAGAAGCAGTAGTCGAGGACCCAAGGGGAATTACGCGTGCGTAATAGAACCGAATATCTTAGAGCTTGGAGAGCAGCAAACCCCGAAAAGGTTAAAGCGGCTAAACGAAAGTATTACTCTTCTGAAAAAGGTAAAGCACAAAAACGGAAAGAAGACGCAGCCTATGTAGTAGCTGGTGGTAAGGCAGCATATGAAAAACGTAGAAGTGCTAAACCGCTTTCTGAAGCTAGAAAACAAGCAAAACTAAGGTATCAGCTCGTTCGCCGTAGTTTTGAAAAAAATTTAGCAGAGCTTGATAGGCTAGTTCTTACTGAAGCGGTAGATCTTATGCGTAAGCGAAGTGCTATTACTGGCTTTTCTTGGCATGTAGATCATATTGTTCCGGTATCAAAAGGCGGAACAAGTGGTGCTAATAACCTGCAAGTTGTACCAGCTTTATGGAATCGCAAGAAATCCAACGCGCACACCGAGCGCTTTTTCGGTGCTTAAAATAAGGAGCAAGTATGGCGTATCAGTTTCCGGATGAGCAAGACGATTTCGACAAAAAACCGGATGTCGAATTAGATGTAACTGCCGAAGGCGATGTTATTGAGGCGGATATCGTTGTTGAAGACGATACCCCTGAACAAGACCGCAAGGCCCAGCCCTTAAACCGTAATGTTGAAGATCCTTCTGACGAAGAGATCGAAGGCTACACTAAAGGCGTTCAATCCCGTATTAAAGAGCTTACCCATGCCCGTCATGACGAGCGCCGTGCAAAAGAAGCAGCACAACGCGAACGTGAAGAAGCCATTCGTTTAGCGCAACAAGCCTTGGAAGAAAACAAAAAACTGAAGCAGTACGTTCAGTCTGGCGAGACTTCCTATCAGGAAATGATGCGCGAAAAAGCTGAGGCCGAGTTAAATAGTGCACGTGATAAGTTCAAAAAAGCGTCCGAAGAGTACGATTCTGAAGCCCTTCTAGCAGCACAAGAAGCGCTGACTGAAGCTAAGATGAAAATTGAAGCAGCAAAAAATTTTCGTCCAAGTACTTTACAAGCTCAAGAAAATGATGTACAAATACAACATACGGCTCCAGATGTACCCAAGCCCGACGAAAAAACCTTGCGCTGGCAAGCAAAAAACCAGTGGTTCGGTTCTCCTGGGTACGAAGAGATGACGGCTTTTGCATTAGGCCTGCATCAAAAATTGGTTGCCACGGGTTTCGATCCGCGTAGTGAAGAATACTTCGAGAAAATTGATTCTCGCTTAAAGTCTGTGTTCCCTGATTTGCTTCAGGATGACGAACCAGCTAGCCGTAGAACCGGTGAACCTAGTAAAAAGCCGGCAACAGTCGTGGCTTCTGCTACCCGTTCAACGGGAGCAAAGAAAACTATCAAACTTACAGCAACCCAAGCGGCTCTCGCTGACAAGTTAGGTATCCCACGTGAATTGTATGCTAAGGAATTTTTAAAACAGGAGGCCCGTAATGGCTAATACTCGTAACTCACGCGATCTCGAGAATCGCGAAAAAGCTTCAACCCGTCCAGTTTACCGCCCAGCGGCAACTCTCCCTGATCCTACTCCAGAACCTGGTTATAGCTTCAGATGGGTCGCTAAAGAGGTATTAGGACAAGCGGTTCCAACTAACGTTTCCCAAAAGTTTCGTGATGGTTGGGTACCGGTTAAAGCAGTGGATCATCCAGAACTTATGATTGTGGGCGATCCAAACGGAAATGTAGAGATCGGTGGTTTGATCTTGTGCAAAATCTTAACTGAGCAGCTCGCAGCACAAAAAGAGTACTACGAGTCACAAGCACAAAATCAGATGGATTCGGTTGATAACCATTTCATGCGTAATAACGATGCACGTATGCCTTTATATAGTGAGCGTAAAAGCACAGTAAGTAAGGGTGGCGGC